GTTCACATAGTCCGTGGCTTGTTCCGCCATCTTAACGTCTTCCGGGCCATGAGGGTTGAACTTAACCATCTCATCACCAGAGGCGAACACCCTCATAAGAGAGGGTTTAATCCATTCAACAGTGTCCTGTACGGTGGAATCTACAAATTGACTACGGCCTTCGACCTCATTACCAAAAGGCTCACCATAATAATATTCCATAGCCTTTTCACGCTGCTCTGAGATAGTATCACCATAACCAAGAGCGTCAGTGATCTCGCTCTTTATTCTGGATACTAATTCTTCTTCAGTAATCTTTGCCATTAAATAATTCCGTAGTTCTTGTATTCCACATCATTTGTCCAAGATGGGTCTTCGCCAGCTACGGCAAAGCGTTGTGATTGAAAGGCGTACCTTGTAGCTGACATGAGATCATCTCGTAGAGGAACCACCTTATTGTCCTTTCTATGGTACATTCTGAACTCTTCAAACCAGTCAGAAAGTGTCGAAAATACCTTAAATTTACCACCCTCTATGGACTGTAACATAGCCATTAAACCCTCTTCTATGGAGTTTGAGCCTTTATTTACACCCAAAGCAGGGGGATTTGTGAAGTGTTCTAGTAAAAAGTTACACCCCATGTTCCTATATTGGTCTGCTAGGCCGGGATTTCCCATAGAATCGCGTCTATTCCCGTCATGGGGGTACGCAATCGGGATAAAATGGGGTCTGGAGCGTATTATCTCTGCATGGACTGTTGGAGAGGCTTTAGAAGCCCTGTAACAGTCATATACATAGAAAATTTCCTCATCTCTATCTAAAGCACACCATACTACGGCTGTAGGGTGATCCCATCCGAAGTCTATCGCCGCAATTCGGGGCCAATGATCCTCAATATGTAGAGGATCAACCAATACCTTGTCCTCACTGAGAGGAAACACCAATCCTGAACCAATAGAAGGTCTTCCGTATCTCCTCATTTCCCTTTCGTGAGGTGAATATGAGGATAGAATCTGCTCCATTACAGCTTCATTGAGATGTCCTCTCTTTCCACTCATGGACATGATCTTCTCTGAGGCATCATCCCATGTGGCGTTATTTAATGACTGCCCTGATTTTAGGCTGTTCATAAAGGATGCCACAGTCTCCGTCATCCCCGCCTCTGGGGTGAAGGTCATATAAACCATACCCTTACGGTCTAATGTTCGAGTGACTGCTTGACTATAAAGTTCTCTTGATGGTTCCTCGTCCAACCATATACAATCCACTGAACGGCCCTGCCATTTCTCGACTCCCATCTCGTAAGCCTTGAAGAATAAAGAGGAGTTCCCCCCACTAACGTGTCTAACTAGGGCCACGCTCTTGGCGTTGGGAACACCGGGCTTTCTTTCGGTCTTTATTATATATTTTCTGGGTATAGTACCTGACCCGAAAGCCTCTGGATCGTCGGGGGAACCCAATAATTCAAACTGTACAATATCTCTGGTAGTCTCGTTAGAGACTCCGCCAGCCCATCCTACAATGGGTTGATTAAACCTTCTTCCTTTCCACCATGTTGGATACAATCCTGTGAGGTGGTAGGACATTTCCATGCTTCCGCAATAGGACTTTCCTATGCGGTTTGCAGCCATTAAAAGCCTCTGGTTAGCATCCGAACCAGTGGAGTGAAACGCTAGTTGATAGGGGTACGGATCATAATAGTCAATCCTGTTGTATCGTTCCCTTTGCCGTATTTCCCTAGCGATTTCGACTGCTTGTTCTAGTTCTCCGTGAGGCATGAATCGCTGCTGCTTGCCTCTCTGCACTCTTTCTAGTTGCATAGCATTTTCCAGATTTTCCCCATTTCCATCCTTTCTTCCCTCCCTTTAGGGAGCATCGTTGTATTGGCATATCAATCCCAGATTGCGTCTAGTAATCCCCTTGTATCGTACCAGTTAGGGAATTGTCTTTTCCTTAGTTTATCCATATTAATTCTGTTATCCAGACCCTGTACTATGTTGTGTCCTATGCCCCTTGTGGATAGCATTAACTTATCAAGAGTAGATAATTCCTTTGGGAATCTTGCTTTTCTACTCACTGTTTCTGGGGGATAATAATCATAGGTTTCAGTTCCCAACCACTCTTGCACCTTCTCTGGATTCCTATCTTTCCTCTCCATCCTTCGGATCAAGTCTTCTGTCTTTAATTTGGATACCCTTCTCCTCTCCCCTGGAGAGGCATCGTAGGGGAGATTCAGGGAGATTGAATACTCCATGTGTTCTACCCAGTCATCACCTGACAATCCCAATTTTCCTTTGTACGTCCACCAGATTCTTTCCCTTTCTTCCTCAGTCATTTTCTTGACTGGTGATGGAGCTTCTACTGGAGAAGAATTTATCAGACCATTTCCTTCAGAAATTAACTTCTGAAAAGACTTATATGGATAATCTCTTACAGCTTCTCCCACAGACTGCCTACCCGGTAGGTATCCTTGCCATAGATGCTGACCTCCCGGCAATTTCCTCCTTTTATCAATCTCGGTCATCAGTTCACCAGTCTTGGTATAAGTTCAGGCTCTGTCGTTCCAGTTAAGGATTCAAGTTCTCTCCTCAATTCATCAGTAGACTTCTCGTCATGGGAAATCTTCTGTTCTATCCTGTCAGTAGGTTTCAGACCTGCCCTGTCCAAGATGTCTTTAGACGCAGCCAACCTCACCTGTTCGCTGGTCGCAGTCTGGGCTAATGCACTGATCTGGCTCATTGCGGCGGGTACAGCATCCTGAACCATCTTCTTGATCTTCTGCTCAATCTCTTTGGAGAACCTGTTCTTTAAGGTATGGCCCTGTTGTTTGGCCGTAGCCTCAGAGTAGCCAGCCTGTATAGCTGCCTTGGTAGCGTTCCCAGTTTGACAGTAACTCTCTATGAAAGCTACCTGCTTCTCTGTTCTCATTTTTTAAGTCTTCTCATTCGGTTTTTATGTTGCGCTGATTGAGAGCTGCCCGTAGTTTTACCACTGTACCCCTTAGACCTAAATGTCTTTCTCAACGATTGTCCGGTCATTCTCCCGGCGGCTCTTTCAAATGCCAGCTTTAACTCTCTTTCAAGTGCCCGCTTTTGTGCTTCTGTTAGTTTATTAGTCATTATGCAAGTAGTCCCGGTGATATATTCCCTCCCAGACCGCCTGTATTGACCCCTGCGGGCATTTGAGGCATTGGAGGTGTAGGGGCAGCGGGTACAGCGTTTTGTCCACCACCAGCCAATAGTTGCTCTGGATTGACTCCCATAGCCTCTAGTTGTCCTATGATCATTTCAGCTTCTTTGGCTATTTCCATAAGCCTCTGTGTAAGAACTTCAGGATTAGCCCCCATAGGATTACCTACAGGCGGGCCTCCTCTAGGTCGTCCTGACATAGCCATTGCTTGGTCTACACGTGATCCGTTTTCCCCCGGATAGGGTAGTCTTTCTCCACTTGGGCCGATTGGCATAACTTTTTCTCCTTAAAATTCCCCGATGGTGAGTGGGGAGGATATTCGAATTTATTTTTATAAAAAAAGGGGGTGGGGTGCCCTAATATTATAATATGCTAATATACCACCGCTCGAATATTAGAATATTCTAATATACCCAACTGCTGATGCTGGGGCAAACCTTTGCTCATCTTGTCAAGTCTTTTATTATCAGACTTTCTTATGGTAACTATAAGAAGATATGACTTTACTTTCAGACAATCTAGCTGGCGGGGTTGCGTGGGCTAGCTATATCATCCAGCCCATATTGTCAACTATTCATTTATACAGCATCCCTATTATTCCCCTATGGATGCTTGACACTTACAACATTATCAGGTAAATATAATAGTGCTACCTATAGCCTTATGTTGAGTAGCGCATTAGTCGAGTAGTAGTAGGTCATCTTGCTAGTAGTGGATTCTACGATGATGCAATGCGTACCTATTAAGAAACACTAATCATATGGCTTGATCTTTAATAATTGAATATTGAATCCTTTCGTCTTTCCGGGCGCGGAGGGATTCTGTTGTCTAACGCCCGGTGGAGTTTTACAAAATGGATAATATAGATATGACTGGCAACGTTGTTCGCATGGCGACTTCTACTCTCAATGCTTCGCCCTGGTGGGAAATTGAGGGAATAAAAGAGGCCGTTAGAGTCAATCCCGATGATACGCCACAACAATGGCGCGACGCTGCGCTAGATTGGGAAGTATTAAAAGCTAATGTCAAATTTGACGGTTATGACAGCAGAATACATCTGAAAAGGGAAAAAACTCTAGATGATCGCTTTGTTATCTATCGCAACGACACAATGGGAGCACTCTCTACTAGCGCTTCTAAAAAGTACAACATCCATTCAATTGATCAATTATGCGAAGCTATGAAATTAGTATGCAATCATGGTGGTTATCGCATGAATACAATTGGTTCGTTGCGGGGTGGCAAAGAGATATGGTTCATGGCGAATACTGACGATGACATTAACATTGCCGGTGAAAAGTTTGACCGCAATGTCATTCTCGGTACTAGCTATGATCAGACTAAAAAGTCTTTTGGCTTTTGTTCTGACGTTGCTGTTGTTTGCTCTAATACTTTGAACTATGCGCTCGATGATGCTGATCAGGTTTTTAAGTTTTCACACTTAAAACCTTATAACGCCCTCGAAGTTGTCGGCGATTTGAAAAAGGTGCAAGCTAATCAGGTAGCAATGGAAATGACTATTGAAAAATTAGCCGACACTAAGATAACGCCGACTGATGCCACAACATACTTTCAGGAAATTGCAAAGTTATTGCCAATTCCTAAAAAGTACGCAAAAGAGCCAACAGCATTTACTCAACAAATTGTTCGACAGATTGAGAATAGTCACACCAACGCAATGGGCGCGACACTTCCCAAAAGAGTAGGTACGCTACATGGCGCTACTCAAGCGGTAATTCACTTCGTAGACTATAAAATGTTGCAGACTCAAGCTGGTTTGAGTAAAACAAACCGTTTTGGTAGAGCATTTTTTGGCGATGGTGCAAGGCTAAAAAACAAAGCTATTGATCTAGCTTTGCGCAAAGTAGCATGAGAATAGTTGTTGTTATTCTGTTGTTGTTCTTAATACTGTTGCTATGAAAGCTTACCGCTGGCAGACCGGGCCAATAGTCTGCTCCTCCTATTCGCGCCCCATCATCGGGGCGCATTTTTTTGGGAGGCTATATTAGAAAAGAATTAAATTCTTTTTTTCTTTCATAAGAATATTATAATATACTAAAATATCTATATTAGCATTTTATTATATTCTAACTCTCGAATATTAGAATTTGATTATCTACTTTTTTTCTAATTCTATTATAACAGAATTTTTCCCTGTGTCGTAACACTGTAAACACTCCGTGCAAATTCTCCCTGTGCAATTGTCGCCTGTATGTTTCTGTGTCGTGACATTAAAAACCTTGTGAAAGTATTTCGGCTTGCGTTCTGTGATTCTATCCTTAATTGGATTTGAATAGATCAGTATCAGGTTACCAGGCAACCCGTATTTTTCTATTGCGCGGATAACTAACTTGTCCCGTTTTGACATCCAAACAAAAGTAGTTCGCGGGTTAGCGTCACAAATTCGCAACAAATTGATAGCGTGAGTCTCGTTCAATACTTCGCCGTGCGCATGAATCCTAAAATAAACCGCGTTTAATCGCGGTATTTGCCAGTCCTCTAATGGCTGTGATAGTAGATCGCTATTGTGTTGCCACGCTGGAGCGCAATTTTTACGGTACGTTCTGATTGCCTTCATGCTGTAGCACGTTGTACAAATAACCCGTTTATCAGGGCTATTGTGCATCTTTTCACAAAACTTATTCTTTGCTGTGTTGGTATTCAGTGACGGCATACCAGCCAGTTTTCCCGTACCTTTTGGTGTAACTTTTAGTGCCTGTAGCATCAGGACACTCTACAACTATCCTACATCGAAATCAACCCTTTTCTTTCTCACGTAAGCTGTGGCTGGCTTGTGGTAGTAACCCTTGAATGTAGTGTCTTTCTGTGTAAGGTTCCTGTGTCGCCTTGTGGCTCTTTTATACTTTCTGTGCTGTGGATCGGACTTCTGTGGTATCGCCATCCTGTGAAGCTCCTTCGATAGCCTGTGGTTTTACACGGTCGTAGTGAACTGAGCCATCTGGTAGATGTGTCACTGTGAAAGTAACCGGAACCATCTCGTAACACGTATACGTGCCTTCTTCTGGGGGGATTGGTGTGGTGAGAGCATCAAAAACACTCTCCA